GTAAATCAATATATACCTTTAGTAACTGCAGGAGAAGTAATTAGTAATAGCTTTACAAATGCAAATACTGACCCTGCACTTATATCTAACAACACTATTTTGTTATCTGAACTTGCTCATATAAAACCTGCTATTGGTAAAAAGTTTTATGAAGAGCTAAAGACACAACACAATAATGGCACTTTGTCTACTGCTAATCAAACATTAATGGATGATTTTATGACTAGAACTTTATGTTGGTTTGTAAGGTTTGAAGTTATAAATGAAGTGCAAAGTAATAGTAGTAGCATGGGGATTGTACATAATGTAGATGAGTTTGCTACTATTGTAGACCCTTCAGAACTAAATGCATATAAGCAAGACACATATAGAAAAGCAGAGATATATTTAAAAGACATGATAGATTATATGGAAGATTCTGACCAGAATGGCTTATATCCTACATACGAATCTGACAGACCTGCTAGAGGTTATGCTTACAAAAATCATGGAATAATAATGTATGACAGTATTTACTCACGACCTAGAAGCTATACAAGTTGGAGAGATTTCTGTCCATGTGATGACTGTTAAAAAAATATAAATGGCAAGTAACGAACACAAAAATTTAACTGACGTAAACAGACACAACCCAAAAGGTTTTGAGTCTGCTACTAATGACACTATACTAAGTAAAACTGTTGGTTCAGGAACAAACAATACTGATGGTAGTTTGTTGTGGGTAAAGAAAAACTTAATAAAAGTAGATTCATATGACATACAAGGTTATGCTACTTTAAGTAATTCAAATTATCATTATGCAGCAAATATGACTGATGGTCAATCGCCAAACCAATACAATGTAGACTATGGAGCATCAACTGTTGGTAATGCAACTTTAGATGTAGGTGATTTTTTTAAAGTAAAATTATTTTTAATGCACGATGCTTGTACATTAAAATCAATAACAATGTTAGCAAACGCAACAACTGGAGCAACAATAACAGTGGCATTATGTAAATTAACTTTTGCTGCAGGAGTTGTAGATGCAGTAACACCAACCTTATTAAATGAATTAAGTATTACAGGTCAGTCAAGCAATGATAATTTACAGTCTGTTACTAATGCAACACCAGAAACGAGTTTGGCTAAGGGTGATGTATTGTTTGCTATGGTAAAGGCATCAACTGCAGCAACAACATTTTTTAAGTTAGGAATAGGAGTAGGATATGACAATTAATAATAAAAATATAATGAAAGAAACAATTGAAGACACGATACAGGTAGGAATGGCAAATGCAGGAGCAATAGGTATATCTTTAGCATCAGTAAATGAAGTGCTAACTACATTATCTTTATTGATAGCTATAGGATTCTCAATATATAAATTTACAAAAACAAAAAAATAATGGCAGATTTAGTAACGACTTTAACAGAAAGTGTAACCTTAAATGGTGCAATTAGAGGTACTACAAATACAGTAACAACAACAGGGATAAATAACGTATATGAAAGAGTAGTAACTTGTGCTAATGCACAGGTAACTTATTTAGCAGCTTTTGATTCTAACTCTTATGGTTCGGCAGTACAGATAGACAAAGAAGATGTTAGATATATTAGAGTAACTAACTTAGACACTACTAATACATTAAAATTAGCAGTAGTTGGTGCAGCTACATTATACCAAGTAGAATTAAAAGCAGGACAATCACATATACTTTGTTCAGCAGATGATGTTATGTTAGCAGAAGCAGACACATCTCCAAGTTTTGGTGTTTTGCAAGATTTAGCATCAATACAAGTAAGACCTACAGGTACTTGTGATGTAGAAATATTTGTAGCTAGTGTATAGGTATGGCTAGGATAGTATTTACTTTTAGAAAAACAAAAAACAAAAAAAGAAAAGGAGTACATTCTAAAAATGCTAGTAAAAGTCAGAATGGCTATAAAAAACCTAAAAGAGGACAAGGTAAATAATGAAATTTGATTACTTTAAAAAAAGTGAGTTTGCTTGTAAATGTGGTTGTAAAACTAACATGATTGATTTAGACTTTATAGAAGATTTAGATAGAGCTAGGTCGTACAGCAATATTAAATATAAAATAACATCAGGGTATAGATGTCCAAATCATCCCCTGTCAAAAAAAAATCCTACTAGCAGCCACATTAAAGGCATTGCTGCTGATATAGAATGTAAAGACAGTTATCAGAGAGCATTAATTTTAGGTGGACTTGCAGAAGCAGGGTTTGTCAGAATTGGTTTGAGTAAGGAAGGGAATTTTATTCATGTAGATGCAGACCAAGATAAGGTTCAACCAGTTATTTGGTTGTATTAATACTAATTAAAATAAATAAATTATATGGAAATGTTAAAGAAAATGTTTGACTCAAAAAAGTTTTGGTATGCTGTATCGGCAGTATTAGTGCCATTTGCAGCAGCAAAGCTAGGTTTATCAGAAGCAGAAGTAGAGAAAGTTTACTATGCAATACTTACTTTAATTCTTGGTCAGGGAATTGCTGACATTAAAAAATAATGAGTAAGATAGTAGATATGATAACAGGTAGCTTAGTTAAACAAGCTATCAACCCTATTACTGAATTAATAAAATCAGTATTAGAATTGTTTAAAGACACTAAGGGTAAGTATTCTTCTAAAAGAACAATAAGTGGAGTTTTAGTTATAGCTGCAAGTGCAGATATATCTTTAAATGGTATTACACTTATGAATTTGGGTTTAAGTTTTTTAGCAATCTTACCACTATTGTTTTCAGTATTTGAAAAAAATTGTGAAAAGAACGATTGTAAACAAAAAAAATAGTTACATTTGTTCTTCTATCAACCTATTCTGGTTGAATAATTGTTTTTAGTTTCAAGAGTGGGGTGTTAATAACATCCCATTTTTGTTTTAAAAGCACCTAATATTTTGCATAAATTTAGCAAAACTAAAAATTAAAAAATATGACAGAAAAAAGAAAAGGTAAAAGATTAAGACTTTCTCCTGAGGAGGTTGAACTAATAAATGAGCATAGAGGTTCTGATTTAGAGAATATAAATGGTAACACAGCATTAGATTTACATTTAAAAGATAGGGGTATAGATAAAAACGATGTTGTAAGTGTTAAGCATTGGCAAAACATGGGTGGCGAACTAAGGTTTTCTATAGTTACTAAGCAAGAATATGGTTTAGATGAAAACCAAATATTAGATAAAATAAAAAACCTAATAGAAGATTATTCACCATCATACAAACCCATTGAAAGAAATTACAATAGCAATCACTTGCTTGTAGTTAATCCTGCCGACATACATATAGGTAAATATGCAAGAGAATTAGAAACTGGTAGTGGTTATGACTGTGAAACTGCTGTAGAAAGGGTTTTAGAGGGCATACAAGGACTTATAGACAAGTCTAAGGGCTTTACTATAGAAAAGGTTTTGTTTTGTATAGGAAACGATATATTGCATATTGATAATGTATATAATCAAACTACTGCAGGTACAAGACAAGATGTTGATGGCAAATGGTGGGAGCATTTTGAGGTTGCATTAATGCTGTATGTTAAATGCATAGAGATGCTAAGGCAAATTGCACCTGTAGACGTACTTCACAGTATGAGCAACCACGATTACCAGTCAGGTTTCCACTTAGCTCATGCTTTAAAGAGTTGGTTTAGAAAAGCAGATGATATTTCTTTTGATATAAGTGTAGCACACAGAAAATATTATCAGTATGGTAGTAATTTAATCGGTTTAGAACATGGTGATGGTGCTAAAATGGTAAATCTGCCTTTACTTATGGCACAAGAACAACCAAAAATGTGGTCAGAAAGTAAGTATAGGTATTTTTACTTACATCATATACACCATAAAGTAAAGCATAAATGGTTAGATGCTAAAGATTATGTAGGTGTTACTGTAGAATACTTAAGAAGTCCATCAGGTACAGATAGTTGGCACAGCAGAAAGGGTTTTACTGGTGTACCTAAAGCTGTAGAAGGATTTTTACATGAGAAAGAATCAGGTCAAGTAGCAAGAATCACACATTATTTTTAAAGTTTTGTTAAAAAAGTTTGGTAGTTAGTTTCAATTTTATACTTTTGCTCATTATTAACTAAAAATAAAAACAATGAGTAGAAAAAATAAAACTAATACAACAGAAGAACAAAAACCAGAAACTAAAGAAACTAGAAAAGATGCTTTAAGAAGATTATTCTTAGACAATAATTTAGTTGAAGAAGATGTATACAAAGACAAAAGAGGTTTTGTCATAATCACAAGGACTGGTATAGATAAAATTGTAAGCAAACAGGGTATTACTGTTGCATACGAACCATTATTGCTTGAATTAAAAAAGGACAATATTAATGTTGTTATTAGAGCTGCTGCATCAATGCAAGGCAAAAACAACAAACAAATTAACATGATGTCTTTTGGAGAAGCATCTGATGATAATTTAATGGGAGGTGCAAAAAAGTTTCCAGTTGCTATGGCAGAGAAAAGAGCTATGAGTCGTGTTGTACTAAAGATAGCAGGGTTCTATGAGCAAGGTGTCTTTGGTCAAGATGAGATGGTAGATTAGTGAATGATGATTGGTTAGATGATTTGGTTGATGGTCAGCCATCTGAGATAACACTATTTCAAATGGCTACCATTGAAACCAGATTACATAGGTCTGCTATACCCTTACAAGAACAGCATGAAATCTTAAATAAATTACCAACTTATACTGAATTAGAAGCAGAAGAAGTTATAATATATATTTTAGAGAATCAGGTATACAGCGACCCTAAAGACCAATACAAACAAATGTTTAAGAATGGAATGTTTAAATGACAAACAAGTATAAATTTTCACAAATACGAGAAGCTCATAATGAGTTTGAAGCATTTTTAAGAATTAAAGGAATGTCTACAAGACAATTTTCTTTTTTGCTTGATATAAGCGAAGTAACTGCTAGAAGATATATATTAAACACTACATTGTTAAGATATTATCACATGAACATTATTGCAACACACTTTAGTATGAGTGTAAAGGATGTAATAGATATAATAGAATACGATTTAAAATAAAAAAAATGAACGAAAAAAACAAAAAAAGATTAAAATTTAGCAGCTACTTTCACGATGTAATTGTTAAAGAATTAGAAGAGAAATTTAATGTTAAAGAAAATGAAATATTTTTAGGTTCAAGAAAGAAAAATTTTATACAAGCTAAACGTATGTATATTTTTGTTTTGAGAACTATATTTGATTTATCTTTAGAAGAGATAGGTGGTATTACTAATCTTCATCATGCTTCTGTACTGTATCATTATAGACAGGTAGAGTTTTTTTATAAAACTTACATAACTGATTCAGAAACTTATAAAACAATATTAAGTAAAATAGAAAGTGTAACATTAGATGAAAAGATTGATGCTTTGGAAAAACAAAACAGAGTAAACAATTTAGAATTAACCAAATTATATAACTTAAAAAAACGTAGAAATGAAAAAAGAGAAAAATTATTTGCCTAGTAGTATTAAAGAAATTAAAACACAATATGGTTCTATGCTTGTAGCTAATTTTAAAATGGATGAGCTAAAAGCAATAGAAAACAAAGGGTGGGTATCACTTGTAATTTGTGAACGTAAAGAGCCATCTGAAAAAGGTGCAACTCACTATGCTTACGAAAATACATATGAACCACCTAAACAAGAAACTGTAGACAACACAAAAACAGAAGAGGACTTACCATTTTAAAAAAAATAGAGAGGGAAGGTTGGGCAATTTTGCCATAACTTATCGGTTTAAATCCCTAATATTAAATGTTGCCTTCTCTCTCTTTTAAAAACAATTATGAAAGAAAAACCAAATTATTATGCTATAATATCTGCTGAGGTTAGGTATGATAAAAATTTATCAGCTAATGCGAAACTGTTGTATGGTGAGATTACTTGCCTTACAAATGAGAATGGCTTTTGCTTTGCGACTAATAGGTATTTTGCTGACCTTTACGAGAAGAGTAAAGTAACTGTTTCTAAATGGATAAGCGAATTAGTTGTAAGTGGCTATATATCAACAAGTTACACCTATAAGGAGGGTACTAAAGAAATTGATAAGAGGTATATAAGTATTCTTAAAGGGGGTATTAAAGAAAACTTAAAGGGGGGTAT